AGATCAACATTTAGTTAGATCATTTATAAAGTTATGTGATCAAGAGGAGATGTTGGATAGATCTAAACACATGGGTACGACTAAAGATTTAGTAGCTAAAATAGAGAGACTAGAAAGTATCATGGAAGAAAAAGATGAACAAATAGAAAAAGAAACTAAAGATAAAATTCTTTGGAGAGATATGTACTATAATGAATGCACTACAAAAGGACACTACTATACCTTTAGTGAGATACCACAAGACGAAAAGGGTAGGGAGTTTGTCAAGAATTGTAGGGAGTATCTTAACAGAGAATCGTATAACATAAGAGTGAAAGGGCAACATCTCAAGAAGGAATTGTATGGACAAGGTAGGGCATATCATGGTGCAAACATGGGAGATTGTACACACATGAGAGTTTACATTGACACCAAATAAAAATGGGGGTATAACTATGTTACCAAATAATAATGACGCATTAATAATTTTAATTGTGAGTGGAATAATTGTTTTATTCTTCTCATGCTACATAGGAGTTTAGATATGAAAAAGGTTAGAGTCTATTGGAATCTACACAAGAACTGTTGGAGCATACAAGACTGCAAGAGTGGTCTAGTAATAGATCATAGAAAGTGTGTAGTTCTTGAAGGTAACTTTGTTGTTCGCAAGGGTGGACAAAAGCGAGTGCGACAAGAGGGCAAGAAAAATGTTCATGCCTTTGCAGTAGGTTACCTGAGTGAATATTTTTTATCCACATCTGAATCTTTGAAAAAAGAATTTGCAGATTGGGATAGAGTAAAGTATAATCCATACGAAGATGATTACTTTATGCATCAAAGTGTAAGTGATAATCAATACAAACCTAAAGAATGGAATGAGATACCTAGAGATTGGGTTGGTATAATACACATGGATTCAACAGAAGGGGGTAACCCTCAAGTTTATATATAAGGAGATCATAAATGCAAGTGTCTACACTAGACAAACCACAAAGTAGTAATTGGCAAACTGCACAAAGGTACAAGGTAGATTTTTATCATGCCAAGTTCCCTTTGTGTGGTGGATACTTAGTGTATGTGGTTGTAGGTCGTAAATGGGTACGTGTTACACAAGGGGATTTAGTCACACCTAAAAAAGATATTAGAACTAATTTAACAAGATTTAAAATGCCACTCAATGATTGGCAACAACTAAAGAAGGAGAAAATATTATGAATGTACTAAGTTTATTTGATGGCATGAGTTGTGGGCAATTAGCCTTGGAACGTGCTAACATTGAAGTGGATAACTACTTTGCTTGTGAGATAGATAAGTATGCCATTCAAATAGCACAAAAGAACTTTCCTAATACAAGACAATGGGGAGATGTAACCCAAATTAAATTACCTACTAGGGGTAGCATAGATTTACTCATGGGTGGTTCGCCATGTCAAGGATTTTCTTTTGCAGGAGATCAGTTAGCATTTGATGATCCACGATCAAAACTATTCTTTGAATTTGTTAGAATAATGAATGAGGTAAAACCAAAGTATGTGTTACTTGAGAATGTCAGAATGAAGAAAGAGTTTGAAGATGTTATCACACAACACATGGGGTTTGCACCACAGTTGATAAACTCTAGCTTGAAGTCTGCACAAAACAGGTGGAGAAACTATTGGTGGGGTAAACTTGTCAATGGAAAGTATGAACAGATACCTATTGAGCCTATGCAAGATTTAGGTTTAGTGTTGAAAGATATACTACAAGAGGATCATGGAGAGCCACCTGTACCAATCAATGAACGTAATGCTAGACATCACAAACACCCATACCAAAAGTCTTTGTGTGCTACTGCTACAATGTACAAGGGAGCAGGAAATAATGGTATGACTATTGTTGATAGACTAATACCTGTAGGAGAGGCAGAAGAATATGCACACTACAATTACAGAGCAACAAAAGAAGTGTATCATATGAATGGTAAAGCACCTACATTATTGACCATGCAAGGTGGCAATAGAGAACCAAAGGTAGCTACGTATTCTGCCAAGGGTGGTCGCATTGTTAATCGTAGATTAAATGCAGATGGTGTACGTAAAGATTATCAAATAGATTTACCACTAACACCACAAGTAGAGATACGAGATGATGATAAAACTAATTGTCTTACTACTGTACAAAAAGATAATGTTGTGGTAGAAGGTATGACATGGAGAAAGCTAACACCTATTGAGTGTGAGAGATTACAGACACTACCTGATAATTATACAGAGGGTGTGTCAAAGACACAACGATACAAGATGATTGGTAATGGGTGGACAGTTGATGTTATCGCACATATACTCAAGGGTATGGAGTGTGAAAAACAATACCTACTAACTGATCCTATATGGGATGAAAGGTGGGCAGTATGAAACAAAGAAAGTATCACGATTGGGTTTACATGGCAGATGACTCAATGAATAAAGTATTAAAAACAGTAGTAGTGGCACTTCATGTCTATGGACTTTGGGTGTTTCTACAAGCAATATGGGAGAAGTATATATGAACTTAATAGAACTAGATAAAAAAATAAAAGAGCATGAGGTCATACAAAAGTTTAAGGATGGTGTTACAGATGCTATGTTACATGGCACAAGAGATGAGAAACAATCACACCATTATTATAAACAAGGCTATGACTTTGGTATAGATTTGTTTTGTAAACAAGAGGAGTGGACACATGACTAAAATAGTACACGATACGTGGCAGTCTGTCATGAATCATGAACGTAATCCATTGCGACACATACCTGACTTGAACACAAGACATATGGTCATGCAAGTGTTGGCATGGATGTGGTGCATAGTATTCTCTATGTACTTTGGTAGTATGTGGGTGTTTGGTATAACTGCCATTGCTCACGTGTTTATAATCTGTGCTATTGTCTTAACTGTAGCTACGTTTGAAACTGCAAAGAGAAAGCCTACATTCTTTCTAAAGAAAGGCTATCACACACCAAGCAGAAGTAGATATATGTATCACGATGGCAAGAGAATTAAGTATGACGATAATGACATGGGTGGAGAACATGAATAATATGAAAGGAGATAATCATGTGGCATAGAATAACAGATTTTTTTAATGTGGAGTATCACAAGAAATATGGAGAGGGTACAAAGTTTGACCTCGATTATGGTAAGCTATTGATAATAGCATTATGTATTTATATAGCATGGAAGGTGTAATATGGAAGATAAAAGCTACGAACTATTTTCAGAATTAGTTGACAGAGAACATGAGAGTTTGATCCCTGATAAGACTATACCCACATTTAATATATGGGATGTAAGAAAGGAGAACAATGAATATTCTAGAACTAAAAGACAAATACCTAGAGTCACAAGACTTCAAACTTCTAGCAAGTAAAACACAAAAGGATTACGTCTACTTCTTAGACAAGATGTTATCCACACCTGTGAATGGTAGGCACGTGTCTAGATCAAGAGTGTCCACCTTTACAGGTGTAAAAGCTAGACGAGCATACGAGACATGGCTCAAGAGAGGTGTGTCCTTTGCTAATCACATATGCTCTGTGTCCAAGAAGATGTATTCATATGCAAATGAAATGGGTTACGCAGAAACTAATCCGTTCAAGACATTTAAATGCAAGACAACACACAATAGACGTGTGACTTGGACAAGGCAGCAGGTCAAAACTTTTTTAGACGAGTGCTATTTATCCTTTGAATACAGGAACTTAGGACTAATAGTTCAGATGGCATATGAATGGTGTCAACGAGTTGGAGACATGAGAATGTTAAAGTTTAGCAACATAGATTTTGATACAGGAGTATTGAATCTTGAGCAATCTAAACGTAGAGCATTGGTGCATCTACCCATAAGTGAAGACTTACTAGAAATGTTAATACAACAGAAGGAAGAGTTTGGTTTTCAAGAATGGGTAGCACCATATCCCTTTGCTAGACGTAAGTCATACGAGCCTTACACCCTACACAGGCTATCAAAAGTAGCACGAAGGGTGTTAGACTTGTGTGGACTACCAAAAGAACTACGTATAGCAGACCTGAGAAGGACAGGTACAACAGAAATGGTTGAGGCAGGTGTCTCTATGGCACAGATTATGTCAGTTACAGGGCATTCTACACCCAATAGTGTAAAGCCTTACATGAAAAATACTTATGCATCTGCAGAAAATGCCTTGACAAAAAGACAAACCTATGTTAAAAGCACTATGGATGTGCCACGATGATGGATATAATAAACAACATAGCAGATGAATTAGCAAGTGGAGAAACAAAAAGAATGAACTGTCCTAACTGTGGTGGATATAAAACTTTTACAATCACAAACAATGTAGGACAGTTGCTATGGAATTGTTACAAGGCATCATGCAAGGTGTCAGGTTCTACAAGAACTACATTATCAGTTGCCGATATTAGAAACTACTTTAACTTGGTGCAACAAGATGAAAATAAATTTAATCTACCTGACTACGTGGTTCATCACACAGGTAGGCAAGAAGTAAAAGAGTTTGCCCATAAGTATGGGATAAACTATGAGAGTATTCCTCTGTACTTTGATGTAAAAGAAAAGAGGATTGTGTTTCCCATAAGAGACAAAGGGATAATTGTAGATGCAGTTGGAAGAGCAACTAGTAAATTTACAAACCCTAAATGGAAACGATATGGGAATAGTAACGTACCTTTTTCTATTGGAACAGGTAACGTTGCAGTGGTTGTTGAGGATTGTGTGAGTGCATCTGTGCTTGATAGTGAAGGGTGTGTTGGGGTTGCTTTGTTAGGAACATCTTTATCACAACAACACAGAGAGCATTTACAACAATTCTCAACAGTCATCATTGCTTTAGACCCTGATGCTAGTTACAAGTCTTTCAGTATTATGAAAGAACTTAGGAGTTATGTTAACGAAGTCTTAGTGTTAAAGTTAGAAGACGATTTAAAATATAGAAGAGAGAATGATTTAACTAAACTAAAGGAGTTATTAAATGGAACTATCGTTAATTAAAACTTTGATGAATAAAGATTTCTATGAAGATCACAAGGGTGCTAAGTGTCCTGATAGATTGTTCAGTAAAGAAGTTAGAAAGATCAAAGCAACCATAGATAAAGCTATGTTACAGTATGGTAGGACAGTTACTACAGATGAAATACAGGCATTGTTTCTATCATCTAATCCTAGCTTGACTACTGCACAGAAACAGGCATACGAATCAATGTTTCTTACATTGAAGAAGGAGACTGAACTTGGAAAAGACATTGCACAAGAAGTGCTTTCAAAATTATTTCAACAAATCGTGGGCGAAGATATTGCTAACATTGGTTTTAACTATGTCAATGGTACTCAATCCACACTTGAACCTCTTAGAAATATACTTGATTCCTATGGTGATGACTTTATTCCTAATCTAAATGTGGATTGGGAAGACCTTAGTATTGAGAATCTTATTAAGAGCAACGATCTAGAGACTAGATGGTCATTTAATATACCATCATTGGTGCATCAATTAGAGGGTGTCAATGAAGGTCACTTGATTGAGGTAGGTGCTAGACCTAACACAGGTAAAACTAGCTTCCATGCCTCTCTAATCGCTTCCCCTACAGGCTTTGCACATCAAGGTGCTAGGTGTGTGGTGTTGTGTAATGAAGAGAAGGCAGTAAGAGTTGGTGCAAGATACCTAACTGCAGCAGTAGGCATGAATATGCACGAGATACGTGACAAACCTAGTCAGGCACACGAGTTGTGGAAGAAGGTGGAGAAGAATGTATCCATCAAAGATGCCACAAGTAAGGACATGAATTGGGTTGAGAGTATCTGCAAGGCATACAAACCTGACGTGCTTGTCCTTGATATGGGAGACAAGTTTGCAATCACACAAGGATTTGCTAGACAAGATGAGGCACTAAAGGCTAATGCTATCCATGCTAGACAGATAGGTAAGGCATATAACTGTGCAGTATTTTATATGTCACAGTTAAGTGCAGAGGCAGAGGGTAAAGTATTACTGAACCAATCTATGATGGAAGGCAGTCGTACAGGTAAAGCAGCAGAGGCAGATGTTATGATATTAATAGCCAAGAACCCACCTGTTGAAGGTAAAGATGGAGAAGATAGTGTACGTCATCTTAACATTGTCAAGAATAAAATTACAGGTTGGCATGGCAAAATTATCTGTGATCTAGATTATAAGTTAGCGAGGTATCAGGCATGACAAAGTACATAACTTGTATCAAGTGTGATATAGAACAACCTGTAACACAGTTCATTGCTATGAAGTCAGGTGAAATAAAAAGAACTTGTAAGTCATGTAAGAATGGACACAAGGCTATAATTAAAAAGTTACGTAAGGAGAATGAATATCCTAGTGAGGATTACTGTTGCCCTATCTGTGACAGAGACTTGGAAGAACTATCTAAGTATGGACAGATGAGAATGAAGACATGGGTGTTGGATCACTGTCATGAAACAAATACTTTCAGAGGTTGGATATGCCATCACTGTAACACAGGACTAGGTGCATTCTCTGATGAGACAACAAGACTAGCTCATGCTATGAGATACTTGGATGCACACAGGGCAAAACTTGAAAAGGCAGAAGATATTTACACTAAAAAAGATTTACCTGAACTAAAAGAAGAATTAAAAGAGACAGAGAAAGATGCAAAGCAACGTGATTTAGATTGCTACCATAAAGATTACTATTCAAACTCATATGCACGAGAGGCACAGAGACTACGTAAGTTAATTAAGTTTATTGAGGCAGGACTAGAGGTGCAAGAGTATGAGAGTGGTACTGTTTTAATCAATGATAAGTTTGTAGTTACACTACGTAATGATAATTGGAGAATACTACACAAGAATAAATGGTACAGACACAAGTCTGACCTACAACATTTTATAGATAATTATATATTGAAGGAGCAAAACAAATGAAACTAACACTTGACGTAGAGAACACAGTTACCAAGAGAGATGGTAAGATGCACCTTGATCCATTTGAGCCTGACAATAAGTTAGTCATGGTGGGTTGTCTCACTGATCAGGGCAACGAATACCTATATAGTAT